ATAATTTTATTGAACTAGATAATGGACAATATGCTGCACAACCAAACAATCGGTGCATATTCTTTGACGCAGCAAGCAATCCTAAAGAAATGAAGTTTCCAGATTTTAAAGTTGCAACAAGAAAGTTTGTTGTAGAACACAATCCGAAATGGTCTCTAGGAGATAAAGACACAGTAATGTACGAATAAGGAGATCAAATGACAACATATAGCGTATTTTGTGATTCATGTGCGGCTGAGTATTCAGTAACACCATTGGTAGGATTAGAAATACCACCAACACATTGTGCTTATTGTGGGTTGGAAATATCCGAAGAAACAATATCGGAAAAAAATCAAGACTGGCCAGAAGAAGACGATTGGGACAAACTGATAGAAGATGATGAATGGTCTTCGGAAGACGATAGATGATTATAGCAGGAGTAGATTATTCTCTAACATGTCCTGCAATGTGTGTATTTGATGATGAGGATGGTGAGTTTAATTTTGAGAAATGTCATTTTTATTTTCTGACACAATCTAGAAAATATGATGTGCAATTTAAAAACATAACAGGTAGATTTTTTGACCATGAAGGAATGACTGATATACTAAGATATGACGGCATATCAAATTTCTTCATTGACAAATTGTTAGAGACAGACAAAAGCTGTCACGTATTCCTAGAAGGATATTCTATGGGATCAAAAGGTAGAGTTTTCAACATTGCTGAGAATGCTGGCATTTTAAAATACAGACTATGGTTGTTTGCTGTAGAGTGTACAGAGATACCACCAACAGTACTTAAGAAATACGCTACTGGTAAAGGCAATGCAAATAAAGAACGAATGCAAGAAGTCTTTGAGGAATTCAATGCTATTCGTTTAAAAGACGAACTACATATGACTGAGAAGCAATGGAATCCTTCTTCCGACTTGATTGATGCGTATTGGCTATGCAAATATGGATTTGACAAGTTGACATCCAAAGAAAAATAGAGTATACTCTATATTATAAGTTGAAAGTGATAAACATGGAAGAAGAAAAACTTAGTTCGTTGTTTGGTTTAGACGACGCTAAAAAGCCTAGGCAACCAAAAATAATAGGGCAACTATACACGTTCTATTTGGTTGGAGAAATAACAATTCCAGACGATTACGTTGAATGGTATGAAATTATTAGAAACGCAACAGAGAATGATGTTGTTAAAATTCATATCAATTCTCCAGGCGGTAATCTATACACAGCAATACAATTAATGCGTGTTATGTCTGAATCACAAGCAAACATTTTAACATCAGTAGAAGGCGCATGTATGTCGGCTGCTACAATGGTGTTCTTGTCTGGTGATTTATTTGAAATCTCAGAACATTCTATGTTTATGTTTCACAACTATTCAGGTGGAACAATTGGCAAGGGTGGCGAGATGTATGACAACATCATGTACGAACGCAAGTGGTCAGATAAATTCATGCGTGGTGTATATGCTGGATTCTTGACAGACGATGAAATTACGTCTATACTAGAGAACAAAGATATCTGGATGGAGCCAGAAGAAGTGTTCAAGCGTTTGAACACCCGTGCTGAAGAAATAATGAAAGCATCTGCGCCTAAAAAGCCTAGAGCAAAACCTGCGGCTAAAAAAGCGCCTGTTAAAAAAGTGAGGAAGACAAATGAGTGATAGTGTATTTTTAGTATCTTCTGCAATTCATGCAAAGCATGGTGTGTATGATACTCAGACAAGACTTGAACAAACTATTGAGACTTGCAAGTCCATTAGAAACAAGTGCGATGCAGAAATCATTCTACTAGATGGTGGTTATCAGGATATTACAAAAGAAGAACGTGATATCCTATCGCAATACATTGATAAATTTTATACTTTTTCTGACGCTGAAAATATTCAACAGATTCAGCAAGTGCCCAATCACGACATTGTTAAAAACATGATTGAAATTATCATGTATGGTTCTTTCTTTGATAAAGCTATTGAAGATGGTTGGCGTGAAAAGTATAAACGTATTTTTAAGATGAGTGGGCGTTATACACTAAATGATGATTTCAATTATGACAAACACATGCAAGCCGTAGATAAAATTATTGTTCGTGGTCCATTTACAAGTCAATTTAGACAAGAAACCACAGGTGGCATTACATTGCAATATATGAGCCGATTGTGGAGTTTTGATGCATTCTTACTTCCATATGTTAGAGACCTTTATACTGACATGTTTAATCACATGACAGAGCGATTGACAGCAAAAGGATATATTGACATTGAGCATTTGCTGTTTCATCATCTTGATCCTGTGTTGATTGAGAATATTGGTAAACTTGGTGTAGAAGGAAATATTGCACCGAACGGAGCAAGGGTGACAGATTGAAGTATAAGATTTTTCAAATTTGCTTTGAAGAAAGGCAGATTTCTCAAGTAGACAAACTTCTAACTCCATTTGACAATACTTCAAATAAAAACCCAGAGTTGCGTGAGTTTCATTCATTCAATCGTATCATTGACGAAGGCTTTGCAAATGATTTAGACGCTTGGGGTGTCTTTGGTCCTCGTTGGCAAAGTAAGATGCGGTATGAAGCTAATGTGATTAAAGACGCTGTTGATAACAATGATGGGTATGATGTTTACATTTTCAATCATGCTAGAGTACAAAATGCAATAACTACAAACGTGTGGGAACAGGGCAATTATTTTCATCCAGGAATTAAACAAGTTGTTCGTTCTGCATTTATTGCTAGTGACTACGATACTAATGTGCTTGACGCAGTAATGACAGATTCAACTTGCTATTGTAGTTACTTTGTTGCAACAAAAGCGTTTTGGTTAGAGTATATTGCGTTTGTAAAAAATATCAAAGAAAAACTTGAAGCGCTGACAGGACAAGATGCTGAGATATACCATGGTAGTGCAAACTATAGCAGAGATCCAAATCTTAATATGTTCTCATTTATTGTTGAACGATTGTTCTCTACATTTCTTCAGATGAAAGACTATAAAGTCTATAGTCAGCCATACGACTATAGTGTATATAATAGCCAAATCAATGATTTCAGTAAAGTGTTAGAATCATTGTACGCAATTAAACGTATGGTTGTTGAGCAGCAGTCATCAGAGTTATTTGAACATTGGAATTTGTTACGATTATATTTTGCAAAGACACATCCTGAGTTATTTAACTTGGATTGAGATTATGATTATTGATTTGTTTCGTCCCACTATAGAATGGATTAAAGATGACTTTAAGTCTAATAGAATTCGTTTTGCTGTTGAGCTACTTGCTTGGGCTATTAGTATTAGTTGTAGCATTACTATGGCACTCACAGTCCCCACCCCTCCGCTTCTTTCTCTTTATCCTATCTGGATCACTGGCTGCACTTTGTATGCTTGGTCTTCTTGGACTAGGAAATCTTTTGGCATGTTGGCTAACTATTTACTGTTGACTACAATAGACTCCATAGGATTGATAAGGATGTTAACATGAGATTTTTCTTAATATGGGCAAGAGCAACTAATCATCTGATCGGTAAAACTGACGAAGATAGACCTGATGTGCCGATTCTTACCATGAAAGAAGCATGGGTTGCATTGACTTTGAGGACGTTTTGGACTACAATCCACGTTGTGACATGTTTATTCATCATTGCAAATACAATTCATCATTGGTAATAAAGGAACAATATTATGGCAAACAAAACTATGACAAACAAAACTTGGACAATTAATTTGGAAGAAGATCCAGAAACTGGTGACTTGATTCTTCCCCTAACTCCTGATATACTAGAGCATACTGGTTGGAAGGCTGGTGACTCTATTGATTGGATTGACAACAAAGATGGAAGTTGGACTATGAAAAAAATTGAAACACAATGGGTTCTTGTTGAAACTATCTCTATGTTTCGTGAACGATACATGGTAGAAGTGCCGACAGGCACAGACAGCTATGGCAATGATAAAGCTGATTGGGCACTTGATACAGTTACCATGTCCGAAGCAAAAGAATTCTCGCAAGAACACTTGGGCGAAACTATCGTGTCGCATCGTGTTGTGACTAAAGAGGATGCACTTGCATTATGTGATAAAGATAATGTCTATGCGAAACCCTGGAATGACGAATTGAAAATGCAAAGTTTCTTCACACCACGGACAGTATATGACACTCCCTGATGAAAGATATCGGTCGTTACGTTGCGGGCATCAAATGCTTTTGGATTTATTGAGTCCTAAAGTAACGCCACGTGTGCCAAAATACATTCGTCAACGTGCGGCAATTATTCTGAGACACTATCCTGATTCATATCATTTTGAAATGATTGTGGAAAAAATGCCCGAAGACTTTGCAACCCGAAGCCAGTTTTTGGCTATTGCAGAATAACAACACTATCAAAAATAGTTGTTGACATGTCCATCCATTGTGTTATACTGGTGTCTGTTAATTATGATAGAAAGTGAAAGTAATGAGTAAGATTCAACAGTTCGGCAGGCCACATGAAACATTTGATCCTGACAATCAAAGGCATAGGAAGATTTTTTATGAGGTGATGCAGTATAAAACTTGGGGTAGGTCACCAATTTGTTTTTGGGCAGAAGATGACTCTTCCGGTTCCAATAGTCTGATGGATCAATGCATTAAAGCGATGGGAAAATACTACATGGAAAAAGAATTCGGAGAATTCTCCGATGCTGATCCATTTGCATTCAACGAGACGATTCGCAGTAGACCCAATCCATATCCATATGTTTACACTAGAAAATCAACAATAGCATGAAAGTCTACATCGGACATTATAATAATTGGGTTGGACCATATCAAATAGCTGAAGCACTTTGCTTTTGGGCAAAAGAATCTAAGGATGAATATGGTCACAAAAGCAAACCTGATTGGGTGCATACGTTCGGCACATGGCTCTCTCACGGAACTACAGATGAAAAAATTGTAGATTCAAAAGATGCACCAGAAACTTGGCTGTTGAAACTGTGTCAATGGATAGAGTCTAAGCGTAATCGTATGACTTATATCAAGATTGACAAATATGACACATGGTCAATGGATCACACACTCGCAATGATTGTGTTGCCTATGCTGAAACAATTGAAAGATAAAAAGCATGGTGCACCTTTTGTTGAAGATGAAGATGTGCCAGAAGAAATGAAGTCAACTTCAGCGCCAGCAAAAGAAAATGAATACGACACAGACAAAAATCATTTTAAACGTTGGGATTGGGCATTAGATGAAATGATTTTTGCATTCACTTGCAAGAATGATGATTCTTGGCAAGAAGAATTTCGTTCTGGTGTGCATGACTTAGTTTGGAAACCTGTCGATAAAAATGGCAATGAAGTTTTCAAGAAAGACGCTATGTTGTTTCAAATGGGTCATGGTCCTAACGACACATACAAGTGTGACTATGACGGCATGAAAGTTGTTGAAACACGAATTCAAAATGGATTTCGTTTGTTCGGCAAATATTACCAGTCACTTTGGGATTAATTTTGTGCTAAATACTTCTATGATATTCATAGGAGATAGCGATGGACTTTTTCACAGAATCTGTAGTACACCATTTAATTCCAAAAGTTAAAAACTTTGATGAGTGGTATATTAATTTGGCTAATATCTTGCCTGAATACGACATAGACACACCGCACAGAGTTGCGGCATTTATGGCACAATGTGGACATGAATCTGGTGGCTTTACTCTCATGCAAGAGAATTTGAATTACTCTGCTAAAGGTTTAGTTGGTACTTTTAAGAAATACTTTCCTACTGAAGCCCATGCAAAACCATACGAACGTAATCCACAAATGATTGCCAATCGTGTGTATGCAAATCGTATGGGTAATGGTGATGAAGCATCTGGAGAGGGCTGGTACTTTCGTGGTAGAGGCATTGTGCAAATCACAGGAAAGAACAACTACACCAAGTGTTCGCAATCATTGTTTGAAAACAATATGCTAGTTGAAAATCCAGATTTGTTATTAGAAGTAGAGTATGCTATTCATTCTGCTTGTTGGTTCTGGTCTGCTGCTAGACTAAATGAACTGGCAGATATTGGAGATATTAAAACAATGACAAAACGAATCAATGGTGGATATATTGGCTTAGAAGACAGAATCAATCATTACAACCATGCGATTGAAATTTTAACTTAAAGGGGCAATAATCATGTTCAATAAAAT